AACAATAACGCCCGATGCAATAGCAGCAACACCAGCAGAAGAAATAGTGATGTCACCACTAATCGCAGTACCAGTTACGACACCAGAAGTTGTTGTTCCCAACAACACATGTCCAGGAGTAGTAGCAGCTAATTTGGTATGAGCAATATTTGCTGAAGCATTGATGTCTTCATTAAGAATAGTTCCATCAAGAATTTTGGTTGAAGTGACAGCACCAGTATCAAGTTTGTCTGCCGTGACAGCACCATTAACAATTGCGGCTGTATCGACTGCATTGTCGGCCAACTCCGAAGCACCGACAGCACCAGTAGCGATCTCGTCAGCACCGACAGCACCAGTAGCGATCTTTGCAGCAGTAATAGCATCATCAGCGATACCTGCGGTAGCAATCTGGCCCCATTCAGGAGCAGTAGCACTAGAGTTGACCCGTAACACTTGAGCCGCAGTACCGATACCGACACGACCAAACGTGGAAGCACCATGAATCAGAATGTCACCCTGCGTTGTTAGTGTGGAAGCAATTTCGTTTGCCTCATCCGCATCAGTAGCAGTGAACACAGGAAAAATAGTTGACCCTGAAGCATGCAAAAACGCTGTCGTACCATCCATACCACGGTTTGAAGCAACAGATGGAGTCGCATAAATACTAATGGTTGTATCTGTAGAACCAGAACGGGTGACCAACATTTTTTCTTCGTTAGAAGTACCAGGCTCAACCACCACAAAAAACGGGGCAGAACCGTAAGGCCAACCCGTGTAAGCAGTAATAGTAAAAGTTGTTGCCCCTGAAGCTGCGATGCTTGTACCGGTTGTGGTACTTATTGCACCACCTTGATATGATCTGCGTGTCTTTGCCATGATAATCCTTATGCTGTGAGTGAACGTAAAGTAATAACTGCTGTACCATCAAAAATCCAGTTCTTGACATGAGAGTCAACTGGTATCCATTCGACGTTTTCAACAATAACTCTGAATGTTTCTTCGCCTTCTTGGTATGTAGTAATACGAGTATCAGAAATGAGACCACGCAAAAACGCTAACTCATTGTTGACATCGTAATAATATTCTCTGTTTGAACGATTCAATTTTTCATGTAACAGGACAGGGACAGAGAACAGTTCGGATCGTTTTGGTGCAGGGAAAGCACGAACTTGCCAGCGAGTCAAGGTAGGCCCGTTAGTTGCATCGGTAGATGATCGAGTAAACGTAATCTTGAAAGCTGCTTCACCGAACGATGTGTCTGAACCGTCAAGAGTTTTCTCTGTCGTTCCTTGCGTGTCAAAGGTTGCTAAAGATTCGTAGCCACCGTTGTCAAGACTTAAAGCAAACGTGAGTGATCCTGTTAGCGGTAATGTGCGGAAGTCTACGAAAGTAGCAAACTTAGGGTCGGGGATTCCCCAACGCCATGAACCTGTCTCCACATAACCTGTTGATGCAAGATTGGTGGCATGTTCACGATACAACCCTTGCCCTGATACAGAGAACACACGGTACTCACCCCAGTTAACGACTGCGTTCACAGCACCCTGGACATCAGCCATAAGATCAGAAGCATAAGCAGGTTCGTTAACACTATTGAACTGCGATAAATCGATTCGCCCTAAACCTGTAGATGTCGCATCAAAGTTTGTCCACCCGTACCATACGAAACGACCGTCACCGACCGCACATTTGACACTGCTTGTCGTTTCCAAAAGAGGCCCGACTATCAAATCTGCTTCACTGTCAGCAGTAGCCAAACGGATACCTTTATTTGTTCCGATACAAACATTACCTAAATATCCGGTTAGCGAAGAAAGAGTTTCACCTAACGGGAGTTCAGCAGCAACAACAGGAACGTTTAGTGTGCCATCGGCTTTAACAGTTATCTTGTAAACAATTGCGGTTAAACCTGCATTGCCACCTACATAGATAGCGTTTTGTCCAGCACAAGAATCAACAAAATCAAATGATGTGTTGAGATGCTCATAGAACGGGGTGTGTGATCCACCCGAACCAGTAGGTAAATGGATGTGATTGTCATGCAAAGCTATGATTCGGCTTTTCGCATACTTCAACGAGTTGTAGGTATATGCGGTTGAACCTGATGTCGGATAATATTGAGCGACAGAAGCCCCGCCCGCAGTAGAAGAATAAATAGCGTTGTTGTTGTACGAAACAAAAACTGTTGTACCGTCAGTTGTTAACGCTTCAATCGCTGCCGTTGGCGCACCAGTAGTGACGCTAGTCCAACTAGACAAGTCAGTCGTATATTTTAATGTGTTACCGTCACCGACATACAAATAACTACCGACGACGACCATAGGTAAATTAGTGTTTGCAGAATCTAAAATTTCTGAAGTTGTCTTTAACATTGACAACTGGCCTTTAGTCCACGGATTAACATTCTTAGATGACAAAAACCTGGTGTCAACACCCTCAGCGGTATCGCCGTACTTCTGTGCAGAACCCTTATGCCATGACACTTGACCACGCCGCCACAAACCCTGAGGGTTAATCGCAGACTCACCAGGAATGTTTGCACCGTCTTGTGAGTCACGCAACCGTTGTTCAAACGCACGACCAAAACGACCAGATTTCAAATCCAACATGTACGGTCGACCAGCGATAGCGACAGGGAAAACGTCTGGTACTAAACCTGAAATACCTGTACCCGTATAGAACGAAGGGCCACCCACATATGGGGTAGTAAATCTAGTTAACGTAGCCATCGGCTACTTCCTGAAACGCAGAGGATACTGGCGGGTAAGACGAGATGCTTCAGCAATAATACGATCTCGACGCAAACGCAACAAGTTGTTGATGCTATTTGTGACAGACCCAGCAGGTACTTCGTCAGCACGACGAGTGTCACCCTGAGATTCAGTGAAGTTACGTTTCACTTCACGGCCAGCAACCATACGGATTTGAATACCCAATACAAGTAGGTCTTCTAACTCTGTGCCAACACCTGCTGTGTCAAGCACCGTTGCTTCAGTAGCGAGCGTACCGTAAGCAGCTTTGTAGATCACACGGACAGTACCGGAACGGACATAGGAGTCAAAAGCGAGAACGAACCCTGAAGCAAAGTCTGCGGTTGGCATGTCTCGTAACAATCGAACGTTACGAACTACAGGATAATCATCGTTCAAATAGCGGTATCGGACATCGTATAGGTCAATCATGCTGGTGACACCTGTGAGGTTCACCATGCGATCCGAACCGTTATATGACAGGTCTACTGTTTTGATTTGGAACAACCCGTTTAACGGTGATGACAGATCAGACAGTTCAGCGTTGAGTGCTGTCAACATTTGTCCACGAGGGAAACGAGGATTCACCGTAGCGATATCGCCTGCCGTATGAGCAGCAGCGACAGACCCACCGTAACCTCGTTCAACAGTCACAGTTTTAGAAGTGCTGTTAGCCTCCCAAACAAACATCATCTCCGACCCGATCTCAAAGACAGTGTTTTCACGAAGCGAACCCAACGCATACGACATCGTGAGCGTGGTTTCAGAGGAATTACAAGAGACCGCAAGTTTGTTGCGTTCTTCTACGACACCTGCCAGCAGTAACTGGTTGGCTCGATCAAGGATCGTACCTGTTGTAGTCACTTCTTTTTAGCCTTCGGAACACAATTGGGGACAGGTTTACCTGACTTGCCTTTTTTCATGCCGACCATCATATAGTTATCCCAACAGGGTGTTGCGTTCTTTTTGGCAGCCATATTCCCTAGTATACCCTATTTGGTCACACAAATTCGGTAACATTCCCCGACTCCACAAGAGCATCAAAAGTAGACACCGGAACCCATTTTAGTTCCCCGTTCGGAATCCTGATCTTGTATGCCCCGATATCAGCCTCAACCTTTTTTAACGCTCTGACACACACCAAGTTCTCGCCGGCAGGTTTCCACTTTTTTGTAGTCAACATGCCTGTAGGGGGATGGGCGGTCAACAGTTTGTCCACAGTGTTATCCCACGAAAACCCTAAAGTCCGTTTATGCCGAGCTTGCCGTTGAATGAAAGTAGGGCGACCCTTATCGTAAGCATCTCGCATACTGTCAACCAGTTGATCGTGGTTAGGGACAAGCCAGTTGCCGATATCTTTGTACGTCTGCATGTGCGCTGTCTCAGGGGAAGCATCCAGCGCATAGTCGAACAGGTGGGAGAACATGAGGTGTCCTGTAGTCGCAGGAGCGATCACCCTGTTCCCTAATGCCAACTGCTGTAACGGGATCAACCCGAACCCTTCGCCCCTGGAAGCAGACACGAAACAGTCAGCAGAGGCGTGTAAGTCTCGTTCTTCAGCAACCGACAAGTTATCCCTAACAATGGTCACATTAGGGCCGAGGTTGAACTCTTTAGGGTCATCAAACAGATAGGTAGGAAGTTTGACAATCAGTTCGCTGTCAGGCAAAGCAGCATCATGGAACGCCTGTACCACCTGCGGAATACCTTTGCGTAACCATCCTGAGCCACCGGTCATAAACCTGAACTTAGGGTTATCTTCTACTACTTGGGGTTTCCACACATCATGGTTGACACCCAACGGTACAACATGGACATCAGGGTGGATAGCGTCAAACAGTTCTTTGTTCCAGTCGCAGGGGACTAAGACTCGATCATATGCGGGAAGAAGTCGAGCGAAACGGGGAGGCAAAACATCTGTCTCCCACATAGTCAAAACTGCGGTTGACTGACCTTCCCATGAGCCTTTAATCATGTCAGGGGTCATACCGTATACGACTGTTCCTGCGTCTTCAGTTTGGTCAATGCGATCTACAGCAACATCCTGTATTTCTTGCATCATCCTGCCGTAGCCGACATGAGGGATGTTGACACCCTGAATGTCGTAAGGGTGTTTCACACGTGGCCTGATTCCACTTGGAACGCTGTCTCAGCCTTTTTCTCTACGTTGGCTGCACCATCAATTTTGTTGGGTTGTAGCCCGTCTGCCCGTAACCGTTTGTAGGCGGCCATGTCTTTGTCCCATCGGGATTCTGTGGCGTTGATGCGAGCTGCGTCACTGCGACGGTTGGGTGTGCATGAGGAATCCATTGACACTGAGGCGATTCGGCAGGCGAAACAGCCTTCAACGTCAAGTTTGGGGTGGGTTTCTTGGTGTTTAATCATGGTTTTATTATAGTCAGGTGATGTATGCGCTGTATCCTGCGGCGGTCAGGCTGGCAGCTTCAGCATCTGAAACTGTGTAGACATGACCGCCGAGGTAACTGATTTGGATTGTGTCAAAGTCAGCAGGATCGTTTTCGGTGTATGTGTTGTCATCAAGTTTATAAACATTTCTGCCACGAGGTAGCGACGCAAAATGGCGTAACAGTCGAAACGACAACCGCATGTTCTCTGTCGGTGGGGTATCAAGATCAAAGTCAGTTAGGTTCAGATATGCGTCTGTGGGCGGGGTGAACGTAGGCATCAGGTGACAGTATACCCTGCTGCAACAAGCTGGTCTTTTTCGGTTTGGTCTACAAAGTAGTTGTGACCGCCGTAATACACTTTGTCTACGAGTGTGGGGTCTAACGGATCGGTGTTGGTGTATGCACCGGTATTGAGCCGGAAGATGTTTCTTGCCCGATACCCCTGGTTGGCTTTGGAGAACAGTCGGTGGGCGGGTTCGGAGTTACGGTAGTCATCCCACGGGAATCGGTCTTCAACGGGTGTGCGGAAGATCAACGATTTAGTCCAAGTAGCAGTTTCGGTTGATGCCCCTGAACCAGTAGCGGTACGAATATAAACGATCCCGCTGAGGGTGGCCGATGTTCCTAATCCTGAGCCTGTTCCGTTTCTAGGTGCGATGTGGACACCGACAGCAGTATCGCTGGTTGTTGACCCTCCAGCACCGTAAGCGGTACGCAAATTCTTGTGAAGAATACTATTAAGTGATGTTCCTACACCTGAACCTGTAGCGGTACGAGGGGCGATGTGCAGACCTGTGGAGTCAAACCCTCCCACACCCGACCCTGTAGCAGTACGTACTGGCACACGGATACGAGTGGCTGATTCTGTGCCAGTACCTGAACCGGTAGCAGTTCGACTTGGGTTGATATTTGATTCAGCGGTTTCTGTACCTATACCTGAACCTATAGCGGTTCTTGCTCGTATAGCCGACGCTGTAGCAGTTTCTGTTCCTGTACCTGAACCTGTAGCGGTACGAGTAAATGTGGCTATGCCGTTGTAAGAAAGATTACTAGCGTTGTAGAGAAATGATGAATCGTTATATAAACGGGCCATATTATTTTATGCCAATTGAGCGACAAATGCGATAGACATAAAGTTAGTGTTAGCCCATGTTGCTGGCACTGTTGCAGAAAGTCCTGTGCCCGACAAATAAGTTGCTGAAGCGTTAAAAACAAAAATGCTGACTGTGCTAGTTGAACCTTCACGAACGCCACCATAAAACACAGACCCTGCTGGATTCATTCGGACAGTTCCAACAATTTCTCCGTTATCAGGAGAAGGGAACGTATAGCCGCTAGGTAGGTTCATTGTCACGGCCCCTGTAATAGAAGACGTAGAACCAAGAGTAAAAGTACCTTGCCAAAAAATGATTTTATTAACAACCGAGTATGAGGCTACCCACGTACCGTTACCAACAGTTACACCAGAAGCAAAAGTAGGTGTGTAACTGGTATATGTGCCTAAATTACTTAATTTATAATCCAACGATGTAGCCACCGCAGAACCATTAACACCAACCTTCGCCTCCAACGCCTCAATAGCATCATTAGCATCAGCATGCTGACCCGCATGATCCGGCGAATTCAAACCATCCGAAGACGTAGGATTAGTTAAAGCATCAAGCCCCGAAGGAAACGAAGTAGCCATCTACTCAGTCCAACGACAGTGTAAGGCTCGTGATCTGGAATGTGTCACCAGCAGTCACAGCAGCACTAGAAGCCAAAGCACCAGTCCACAAACAATTACCAGCAGTCGAAGCATCCCACAACGACCAATGCGAATAAGTCTCAGTCGTAGACACATTAGTCCACTCAACCGTCGCACTAGAAACCATAGAACCAGACGAAGCAGCACTAAACGAAATCGCCTTACGAGTCGCCTCAACCGCAGCATTAGAAGTCCCATCCTCACCAGGATCACCCAAATGCAACTTCACATACGGAGCAGCCACAGCAAAAGAAGTGTTACGCAACGTATTAAGAAACGCTAACTCACCATAATTAGAAATACTCATCAAACACTCCTACAAAAAGAAAAACTGGGTGGCACGACACCATTGTATCGTACCACCCAGCCTTCACACCGGACAAACTCAGAGAGAGCTTGCAGACTCGATTCGGCGCAACGAAGCCTCACGGAAGCGACCGTAGCCACCCAACCAGTACCAGCCGATTGGCTGGAGACGGTTCAAGGTGTCAACCACAGGGCCACGAACAACCTTCGGAACTGAACCGTTACCGTCAATTGACGAGTACGCCTTAGCCAAAGCCTGACGACCCATCACGTGAGTGCAGTAAACTTCGATAGTTCCGGTTGAACCCGAACCGTCAGAAGCGTTCTCGAACACCTTTGCACGAGGAGTTTCGATGAAACGTACACCTTCAAAAGCACCGATTTCGGCGTTGTAGATGTTTGAAGTGTCTTGGTACACGTGCGGGTCACGCCAAGCAGCAGCACCAGTTTCACGACGCAAGTCATAAGCAACATCGGGGTGGATGTAAGCCATGTACAAACCGTTGAAAGTAGGAACGTTAGCACCACGAAGCTGTGCGGTCACCTTACGGATGTCGTTAGCTTCGATGATGTCAACAGCCTTAACCGTGGTACGGCTTGAAGGGGTGCTTGATCCGCCACCACCGTAGATCACGTTTGATCCACCGGCGAGAACTTCACGAGCCACTTCGTCGATTGAAGCACCAGCGTTGTAACCAACAATGTTAGCGGCAGCCGAGTCAACGTCAAGGAAAGCAGTTCCACGCAACTTAGCGGTGGTGATAACGGCATTACCGTATTCGTTGAGGGTAACCGTGACCTGCGAATCGCTCAAAGCGGGAGCAGTAACGTCAGTGGTTTCCGACAAGGTGCTGGTAGCGGTTGCAAGATCGTTGAAGATCGTGAACGTTACGCCAGTACCAGGCATAGCCTGTTGCGTCGGTTGGACATCGGCAGCAGCGTCGAACAACAGTTCTGAACGTAGAGCGAAATAGGCCAGGCGATCAAACGCCACCTGGTCAACTGATAGGGAGGATGTTTCTGTATAAGCCATGAGATTTGCCTTTCGGGGCTAGTTTTGTTGGAGAGACCTTACTTCTTCCAGCAACATCTCAATCTCAGCTTGGCTAGTAGCCTTACTGATCCGAGTCACCATATCCACAGGGGCTTCACCAACAGTGTTACCGGAAGCGGCCTGGTTGGTTCTGTCCCAACCTTTAGCTTCCTGCGCTACCTGTGCAGCCTTAGTATCTTGGATAAGTCTCGCTTCGATAGCAGCGGCTCTAATAGCCTCAGGGGAAAGTTCACCGTCATAAGCCTTCACGAAATACTTTGCCATCGGATCGGCAGAATCAACTCCTGCTCTTACGAAAGCTAGTTCACGTGCGGCGTTAGAGGCTTCGTCGGCCCTAGCCTTCAGTGCTGCGTTTTCCGATTCAAGCTGCTTCATGCGATCACGCAGAGGATTTCGGCCTGTTTCTTGTTCATCGAATTCGATGTCGCTGTCCATATGTACACTCCTTTGCCCAGAACCACCACGGAGGCATGGCGGTTCGCTGCTTACAACCCTAAGGTGTTCCTGCCTATTGGCATCGGATTAAGTGTAGCACACTATTTGTACAATGCAAGTACCTACGCTAAAGCGGTTTGTCCTTGACCTTGCCCAGCGAAACCTCCGCCACCCTGGAAAGCTGCGGTTCGTTCCGCTTGCTTCTTACGGAGGCGTTGAGCAGCAGCAGCGTCAGTAGCGAACACTGCCCCGATCTGTTCCTCTTGAGTCATACCGACACCTTGTTCGCCGGCAAGAGGGTTGAACAGTTCTTGTGCCTGACCGATAGTCGCGAATCCTGCTTGTGCCTGCTGGGTAGTAATACCTTCAATGGCTAGTTGTTCTGCCTGTTGAGCAGTGATTTGTGCATTTGCCTGCCTGGTGGCCTGCGCTGAAATCTGTGAAGCCTGAGCCTGTCGAACAAGAATCGGGGTAGCTTTCACAGGGTCTAAAAAGTAGGCGGCTAACTGGCTGTCATCTACCCCGTATAAGCGTTGCATTTCAGCGATGACTTGCGGGTCAGAGTTTTTGACAGCGTTGTACCCATCAGTGATACGGGTGTTTAGTTCTGATGGTGAAACATCGCCGGCGATAAAAGAAGTGAAATCTTCGTTTGAATCATAGAACCCTGCTGGCAAACCTGCTGTGCGTAATAACTGGCGGTAAGTGTTTTCTTGCCCAATGTATGCTTCTTCTGAAAGAACGTTGAAACCTGCTCTACGTCGAGCTTCGTTGCCCGCAAATCGTCGGGCGTATTCAGCGGTTTCTTTGACACGACCATAAATGATGTCAGTGTTCAACAGGTTTTCTTTGAATACAAGGTCGTTAACAAACCCCGATAATTCACTAAGGCCGTATCGTGACAATGTGTCAGTAATAATGTTATATGCCGATTGCTGGCCTGTGCCTGTGTCGCTCATGTTATGCCTTTCCGAAAAGTCGTGCTAAATCGTTGGCTACACCGTATGCACGTGATTGTGCCTCAGAGGTGAACTCGTATCCGAACGAACGGGTTTGGCGAAGATAGTCGCCCCATTCGTTGTAGTTCATGGGTCGCTGCTCACCTTTATCTGTGACAAAAGTTACAGCCTTAGACCATTTAGGATCAGTGAAATCAATATTTTGTGCGTTCATTTCAAGGATTTGTGCAGCAGTTTGTTTATATGGGTCAACAATTTGTTGATAAGTTTGACCAGCATCAAGTTGTGCAGAAATACCAGGGAACAATGATTTGGCCATTTGCAACGAATACTGCTGGAAAGATTCTGTAGATTCTTGTCCTGTAGCAACTTTATTTACCCACTGATTAAACGTTTCATCAGATAACGAGACACCATAATCTGAAGCAGATTTTCGTAACGTTTGACCAATATAACCGGATCGAAGTTGTGAAATCCCAGCAGTTGATTGCATTGCTTGTGAACCAATTGCGTTTGTGAGTGTGGTTTCATTCCACTCGCCACGCAAACTATCTTTTGATAATTTTGATATTGACGCATCGTTTAATCGAATACCAAGTGAGAGTGCTTTAGCTTTGATTTGTTCAGCACGATTATCAATTTTTTGTTGTGCGGATGCAGGGTCAGATTGTTCTGCTAAATCCCATGTTCGTGCTGACGTTGATGTCGTTTTGTACCATGTTGTTTGCGATAGTTCATACTGGAATTTTGTGTCTGACCAGTCGTTTGCTACAGCGTTTTTTAGAAGTGTGGCAACTTCGGGTATTGATTTGATGATGGCGTAATAGCCGCCATATTGTTCTTGTGCTGCTGTCTCCCAATCTGTTGGGACTGCTGGAGCAGTTGTGCCGCCTGGTGTTGCACCGGTGGTTCCACCTGTTGTGCCACCAGTTCCGCCACCACCAGCACCACCAGCACCACCACCACCAGCACCACCAGTAGGGCTAGTAGTAGCACCAGGTTTAGTTTGAGTACCACCAAAATTCAACCCAGGTGGAAGATAAATACCGTTAATTACAGCACCACCATTAGCCAACTTGCGGTCAGCACCACCAACATTCTGACCTGGCTTCAGAGCTTTCAATTCATCAGCTGTAAAACCTTTAAATAGTTCGCCAACATTACTTTGTTCTTTACCAGTTGTCGTTGTTGAAAACATAGCCCCAACAGGAGCAGTACCAGGAGCAGTAACGGGAGTATCAGGAGTATCAGGAGGCTGAGAAGACTTCCACGAATCACCAGCACCAGCAGCAGCATATTTAACTTCAATAGCATTAACAAAAGAACCTGATTCAGCAGATTTAATAGCATTAGAAACATCTAATTCAATTTTGTCGTAATACCGAATCCAAGAATTCAACAAATCAAAATCTTCTACATTTTTAGTTGAACCCTTTTTTTTCTCCAACACAGCACGAGCTTTATTTATTTTACTTAAATCTATTTTCAAATCCCGTAACACATTAGGACTTGTTTTAGCGATCTGCACTTTAGGAGTAGATTCTTCAAGTTTTTTAGCGTTAGAAACTTTAGACTTAGCATCAGAAATAAGACTATTTCTTTGAGCAGGAGTCAAACGGTTCCCATCAATAGTATAAGAACCATCCTTGTTGGCCTTAATAACAGACAGTCGATCAACTTCTTTTTGCAAAACCGCCGGTGTCACATAACCCGAACCACCCGTATCAATTTTAGTGGCCATTATATTTTTCCAATCGCATCAAAAAACTTGTTCACATAACCAAGATACTTATATCCCTGAGCCTCAGTCGGAGCAGACTCCTCAGCAAACTTTTGTGCCGCAACATCAGCAGACGGAATCTGAACAGAGACACCACCACCAGCACTACTCTGCTGGTAACCAATCTCCTGCGCTTGATAAGCTTTCACAAACTTGTCAGCCTCAGCCTCAGTGAACGCTCGACCCAAAGTATCCATAGACACCTTCTTAGCAACAACCTTCAAATCGTCAGGCGAAGAAACATTAATACGAGGCCGATAATTACCAGTAGAAGATTTACTACTAGGTAAAGTAGAAAGCATTTGTTTCAACGAACGATCAGACGTATAACCAACAGTATTGGAATAGTCAAGCCAACCCTGAATAGCGTTAATGTCACTAGAAAAATCACCTATTTTCCCACTGCCATAAAAACCTTTATCTTTCAAAATATCAAAAGCAAGTTGGCGTGACGAAGGACTCAAAGTTCCATACACATATTTAGCGTATTCATCAGAAGTGTCATAGATTGGTTGTTCGTTACCTGCTGAATCCAAAAGATTAGGGCCACTATAAGGAATAGCAGGGAAACTACCGCCAGGGGAAGGCTTGTATCTAGTAGGAGGATTGTATGTTTGTTTCACCGAACTAGAAGTTTGACCAATTATGGCCGCAATCTGTTCAGAAATAGACAATCCACTATCGGTTATTCCAGAATCGCTCATGGTGTATCTCCAAAATCTACATCAATTTCATTAAATAAAACTCGATCAAACAATCTACCAAACTCAGGATATTGTTTCACAAGAAGGTCACCAATATTTCGCAAAATTACACGCAAATCAGAAACTTGTTTGCCAGCCAAAGTTGTAAACCCTCGGCTTTGAGCTTCAACCAAAACTTGATTACGAGCATCAAAATACAATTTCGCTGCTTCAGCAATAACGTTACCCTCAGTAATCGGATCATTAACAGCTTTCTCTAACTGTACCAATTGCGAAGACAACTTGTTCACATCAATGGGTGAGGTAGCAAACCCAGGGTATTCCTTTTTCAATAATTCACGGATTGCTCGCATCTTAATTTTTGCTTCATCACTTTTATCTGTGCCAAAACCTTGAACAACCTGACGATACAAAGAACGACCAACCAAAGCCTGTGCTTCTTCGACCAGTTGTGACGGTTTCAATTTTACACGAGAACCATTATCTAACTGACGGATATAAACTTGATAATCAAAATTAGTTCCGACAGGCGACAAATATCCTGCAACATCACCATATCTAGAAAACAAAGAAGTGTTACTACGTTCAAAATTACCAAACTTTGTTGAAGCATCCAAACCGCCAACAGTAGATTTAGTTTTACCGGCAACATACAAGAAAGCGTCATCACCAAAAGTGTTCAAAAACGTTTCAACAGAAGTGTCATAGTTGTCGGTTTGCATAGTACGAAACGCTTTAGCAAGCTCGTTGCCAAACATGTCGCCTTTATCGGTCGCTGTTTTGAATTCTACGTTGGGTCGACTAGGGCCAGTGAACTGTCCGAGCGCACTCAACATCAATAATGTTCTCGCCCTACCTATAGAATCGTTATATAATCTTTCCTTTTCTGCATCTGAACTCAAATTGTAATCGCCTTCTTTTTCAAGAACACGCATCACATCAAGTGTCATATCGCCCAATCTACGATCATTTTCTGGGTTTGCAAATGAAGACAGAAACTTTTTTCCCCACGAAGGAATGAGTGTTGCATCAGGTTCGCCGTAAGGAGCAATAAGTTTTCTTAAACTATCTGCTTGCGGTATTTGACCCAAAATTTTCGATGCAGCAATTTGAACAAACGGGCCGACACCAGGAATAACATTGAAACCCATAGTCAAAGTTTTTGTTGGGGCAACAAGATTTACACCTGGTATGTCACCACGCAATGATTGTAGTCCTTGACCTACCCCAAGTCCTGTTGCTGCACCAATACCCGCACCAGGTAAGCCACCCAAAGCCAAACCTGCAACAGCACCGATGCCACCAAAATAACTTCTTAGCGGCCCCAGTTGTTCGTTGAACGGATAGTTAAAAACATATTCTCCGGACACTGGGTCTTTCCAAAAGAAACCTTTACCGTCAGCGTCAGGGTCAGCATTTTTTAAACCTTGAACAGTGACACCTGCGCGCTTCAAAGCTTCAGGGTTGTTTAACACAATCTTTGTCCACGATTTCATTACCTCAGACCATGCAGAACCGAACGGTGCAACAATTCGAAGGATGTCAGCAAAGTTAGATTTTTCAGAAGCATTGTAAAACAGTTTTTGTGTTTCATCTAAAGCGTAACCTTTAGCGTATGAATCAAGCTGAGTTAAAGTCAAACGACCTCCACCTTTAACAGGAGAATCCATGCGTAACAGAATTTTTTGAGCGACATCACTATCGCCAACATATTTACTTAGCCATCTTTCGTTAAGAACTTTGTTTTCTTTTTTGGCTGCTTTTGTCAAATTATCTATAACAGAATTAAAACCAACGGTGTCTAGTTCGTCAAAAAGATTCTCTACTTGCTTGTAATAATATTGTCTAAACGCTGGAGACTGCATCAAATAAGATGACCTCTTAGGATATAGCGAAGAAAAGAAATGTTGAGTTGTTCTACTAAAACTATCCAACATGTTACGAGTTTGAGGCAAGCCAGCCCCACCTTTTTTCATTTCATCTAAAGTAATTCGTCGCTTATATTTTTCTGCCAATCTGATATTAGGATCAGAAGTTAATTCCCTAACTTTCTTTTCCCAAACAGGGTTATATCCTGCACGACTACCACCTTGTCGATAAATATAAATAGATTGTAATTCGCCTGCATCATCAACAAATTTGCCGTTAGCAACAGCATCACGCAATATTTGGTTATCTCCCGTGTAATAACTCAATCTTTTATTAGCATAATTATTAACAAAATTTTTGATGTTTTGTTTACCAGCGGCAGTGATGTTTCCTTGTGCATCAAGAATATCTACAGAACCTATACCACTATCAGTTTGTGGGAACTCTCTGTTTTTCCATCGGCTCTGCAAACTTCTAAGATATTTTTGGCTTTCCGGATTGTTGTCTAACAAAAGTGTTACGACTTCATCTGGGGTATTGCCCTTAGCTAGTTCTCTAGTAACAAGATCGTCGCCCATCAAAGACATTTCGTTGGCTACGCCTTCAGAAAAAGCCTTTCCACTTACGTCTGTATTGCGGTCAACAATTTCCCAATGTTTATCGGCTTTTTGTTTTCTAGACAAATTGACAGGATCAAGTTCACGGAGACCAACATTCATTGCTTCAGAATATTCATCCATTGCTTGAGTTAAAAATTCTTCTGCTTCACGTTCAAAGTTTTTACCTAACAAATCGCCTTTAAATCGTTTCTTCATTGCTATTTGAATCCATTCAACAGGATGGAAGATGCCTCCTTCCATTCCTCGTGTAGAAGAAATACGGATAGCAGAATCGGATAGGTTGCGTAAAACGTAACCTCCGGTCAATAGGGTGATGGGCCGCCAAATTTCTTGTTGTATTGCTTCGACAGCAGCAATAGGTAATCTTAATTGCCCGTATTTTGATGCGTCACGCAAAAATCCTTCACCAGTTTTGCTTGTTTTACCAAAAATCCAACCAAGCTCAGAGTTGATGCGTCGCACACGTCGAGCATCAGGAAGCGTCATATACAAAGCGTTCAACATTTCAGATTCTAAAGCAGCCGTATATTTAGGCATGTCAACAATACTGCCATCAGTCAGAATAATTTTTCCACCAAAAGTTGTAGACTCACCAAGATTGTTAGACGCACCGTAAACAGCTTTGCCTTCAGTATAATTTTTCATACCTAAAGACAACTGATTTATTGCTTCATCAGGAACACCCATATCTTGCATTGAACGATTAATAATTTTTTGGATTTGTTCAACAACAGGGAACATGTTTCCATCGTCGACAGTAGCGGCACGAGCGTAATCCATAACTAGCAAATTGCGTTCGTCTTTGCTGACCCCTTTAAACAAAAGCAAATAGTTATTTAAATTTTTGACAGAACCAGCAACATCACGAGTGTTACCGCCTTGCAAAACTATGTGACCACCAGGCACTTTGGCCATCATCTTAGAAGCCAAACTAGACCGACCAACCATAGAACGTTTAACATCATCAAAGCGGCTGATGTTGATTGAATCAACAGTACGAGGGCCAGTCAGACCCAATGTGTCTTGCAAATAATTTGTTATAACAGTGTTGTCGCCAAGTTTTCTTGCTTCATCAGCTTTGTCAACAATGTCAACCCAAAACCTTGTGTCACCGACACTCTCAAAAATTTGCATTGCTTCATCTAAATCTTTAATTTCCGATATGCGGTTGATAACAGATTTACCTGAAGAAGACGAAAGAAAGTTAGAAACTTTAGAAACATTAATTAAAGCCGATTCTGCGTCAGACAAACCTGCGACAGTACGCAAACCTGTTTGTGCAGACGCACCTTTAACAACACCTTTAACAGCACCAATTCCAGGTGCAGAAGGAACACCAATAGCGATACCAGCATCAACAAGACCAGACAAAATATTGTATTCTCTAGAACCAGGTTGAGTCAAAACATGTGCAAAGCCTCGACCAATAGTAAACGCATGACCGTCAATTTCTCCCCTGTAACGTCTAGCCCGTTCTGCTTGAAGTTTTGCTGTGTTGCCACCAACAAAATATCCGTCGCCGGCTTCCTTATCGTTTTCTATCAAACTTCCTAAATCTGTAGAAATAAACCATCCGTTAATATCGTCATTTTCATCAAATATTTGTGCTGCTGCACCCTGAACTGTTTGTGGAATAAAGTTTAAACCAGCCATTGTGTAACGTGAAGCAGTCCTTATTTTGCTTCCAATATTACGGTCGTACCAAGATTTCTTTTTTGGTGGTTCAGTATTTGTATTCTCTAAAGAAGTTTTAGATGTGTCATATAAAAATTTGTTTGCTTGATCCGAAGACATTTGGTTGTTGGCGACAGCTTTACTGACAGCCAAAATAGTTCCTGGGGCAGCATACGGATGTGCTTTAGCAAAATCTCCTACATAACGACCAACAACAGGAGAAGCAGTAGATTGATAACTTTTAGTTTTTGAATCAATCTGAGCTAACTCTGAATAGAGTTGTTGTTCTTCATCGGGAGTAAAATCAAAACCTGCCACTAGAATTTACTTTCCCCATATTTAGACAGCAAGTTAGCTAAATCATCGTTAGGGAACATGCTGTACAATGTACGCAACTCATCCAATACAGGGTCTTCAGGAATCATTCGAGGTATCAGCCCTGCTTGTATAGCATTTGGGCCAGCACCAAAGTTTGCGCCGGCAGTAATTGGTTCATCCGGTCGTTCAGTAGGGCGAGTCAAAGACTGTGCGCCAGGAACAGGTCGAGCAACCTGCTGTGCCTGAACATCAGCCGGCGCAGAACCAGGAGAAACCGCTTGCTGAGAAGAAGCCTGCTGTGTAGCCTGCCCATAAGTCTGTCCCGTAAACGCAACCTTTTTAGTTGCAGGATTACGCAAATCTGAACGGTTCGGATAGTCAACCATTTAGCCCCCCAATTGAGCGAGTAACGATTGGATGTCAGGTTGACCCTGTGCGCCTTCCGGTGGAGCAACAGGTTGTTCAGCCCCCATACCTGGAGCAGCGAGACCTGGCATAGTTTCAGGTGCGCCCTGCGGAGCTTCAGTAACTTGACGTTCTTTAGCAGCAGCATCAACTTCTGTCACAGCATCAAACAAAGATTTGTTCTCAACCATCACCTTTTTAACAAGTGAAGCAAGATCGGCAGGCTGATACGGTGACTGCGGGCTGGCGGCCTGCTGCTGAATAGACGACAACAACGCTGCCTCAACACCTTCACCAATAATACGATCATGTTCCATATCAGGATCACTGATAAGCGGATCGGCTTCACGAGCAGATTCCTTAGACATCAAACCTGTACCGACACGCTGACCCAAACCAACAATCAGATTGTTGACATCTGAACCTGCCGCCGAATATGCGACATAGTGAAAATCTGTTTCCCAAATTTTGTTTGGGGTGTAATCAACTTTGCCTGTTCCTGCTCGACCAGGAAGGAAAAACATTTTAGGTGTGTCACCCCAATAAGACTTTTCGATAGCAATAGCGATCTTGTCTTCTTCAAGGATAGATGAAGCAAAAACTTCTTGTGCTTCTTGAACACGGAAGTCAACAGTTGCTGACAACACGTTTTCTCCACGCCGGCCTGTACGAATGTTGGAACCTGATTCCCCACCGAACTCTGCGGGGATAGAACCTTCAAGTCGTTCCTGTCTTTCCAAACGATCTAGTGCGGTATCGGTTTTGTAGCCTGGGTTGACCTGCTGGATTTGGATGTCGCCACCCTTAACAACACCAAGCAAACCTGTCTTACCGTCAGCGATTTGCAAAATTTCGGGGTTTTCACCTGGGCGAGCAACAAGGTACTCGTCAGGGAAAATGCCTCGTTCAATAGCAATTTCAGTCAAAGCTTGCAGTCTTGCTCGTGTGTAGAACATTCCCATGAGACCGTCAAATTGTCCGTGTGGGCGATCAAGAGTGATTCGTTGCGGAACGACACACAACGGCATACCGGTGCGGTTGACGATGCGTTCTAGTTCAATGAAGTCTAAACCTGAGCGTTCGTATTGTGTAAGTTGCGGGTTGTCTTCTGCGCCGATGACACCGAGTACAAGTTCGTTTTCATCGATGTATTCGATAATGGTGAACATGGTGTCGTATTCAACTTTGCCTAAACGCAGGCGGCCATCAACGAGACCGCCGTAGTTCATTACTAGCCATGAGTACGGTTTACGGTATGTGAAGATGCAGTCGTTTGGGACAGGGTTGTCAGGGTCGTCTGACGGGCAAGGGAATGTATCCAGTGGGTTACGGACATGCCAGCGTGGAGTCAATGTTTTGAAGTCAGGCTTCAGAATGACTGGTGCTGATGCGTATGCGAGGAAGTGTCTGGCACGTCGACGCATCTTCATGTTCATGCGGTTCTGATCCCAAATGGACAGCATCGCTTTTTTGCGTAGTGATGCCATTTCTTTAGATCGTTCTGAACCTTCCCTGAACGGAGGGAAATATGGGGATGGCATCGTTGACGAAACCCGCATAGACATCTGATCCAAACCCTGAACCAGCAAGTTAGCAACAGAAGATTTAGCGTTACGATCCAACTCATTAAGCGGAACAATAATGTCACCGTTAGCTAGTTCTCGTACCCTCTGCATCTGCTGATGTACAGGGCCGAGCGAACGACGACGATGGTTGTACAGTGCAACTATTTCTTCGATTGATTTCATAGTTACCATTTCACCTTGTTAGCCCAGTAAGCAG